TGGCACCAAGCAGGTGCGGCCCAAGGCTCACCACCAACCTATCCACAATGCGAGGAAGTTCGGCCAGCGCCACGCCCAAACGCTCGAAGATTTCCATCTCCCTCGCCTTCGCGACAAGCTCCCGCAGCCGCAAGACCAGTACGCCAAGCGCGGGGGCCAGCTTCCCGCCCAGCAAGTCGTAGTACACATTCTCCCAGATGGATACCAACTGCCGCCACGCGCCCGAAAGGGTACGCAACTGCTCCACCTGCATCTGCATGGCAATACCCGTTGCGCCGACGGCCTCCTCAGTGCCACGAGCGCCATTCTGCATCAGTTCCAGGATGCTGCCAAAGCCTCCAATCGCCTTCTTCCCCCCGATGAGTATGTCAACCGCGCCCTGTGTAACCTTGGCAAAGCTCTCCATCCCATTATTCGTACTCGTCACCTTGCCGCTCATGGCCTCAAGGCTATCCACGCCCTCCATGAGCAACCCTGCGAGACCACGACCCGCCCGCATCGTCTCTGCCGACATCAGCGTCTGTGCGAGGTAGCCCATGCCTTCCTTCTCACCAAACGCCGCCTTCAGCCGCCCGCCAAGATGCTCTATCTCTCGCAACGCCGGTATCATGCCCTTGGTGATGATGCTATTCGCAAGGCTATCCACATTCACGCCGAGTTCGCCGAAGACACGCCGCGCTTTGTCCGTCGGCGCGATCAATGACTTCAGCACGTTCTGAAGCTCCATGCCTGCCCGCGAACCCTCGCGCCCCTGCTTCTCCAGGCCCATGATCATCGAAAGGGTGTCTTCGAGAGGAATGCCGAGCATGGCCGCACTTGAACCGGCGTACTTCAGCGCATTGGCAACATCCTTGATTTTCCCTGGCGCACCCAACGTAGCCGCCACCAGAGAATCTACGACCCGCGCCGCCTCTCCGGCTTGAATACCAAACTGATTCATCGTCGCATTGAGCGCCTTGGTGGTGACATCCATACTCTCCAGCGTAGCTTCCGCAAGCGCCACGGTCGCAGGGAGCATTGCGAAAGCCTCCGCCGCCGTGCGTCCTGCGCGAACCATCTGACCGAAGGACTCTGCCGCCTCCCACGCCATAGTGCCGACTTCGGATGTCACATCTCTCGTTGCCGCACTGACACGCGCCCGCATATCGTCAGCAGCGTCACCAAGCAGCCCGGTAGCCGCTACCGCGTTGGCAACCGCTTGCTCGAACTTGCCGAACATCGAGGTTGCAGTCTTGAGGAAGTTCAGGATATGCTTCCCCACGGCCTTCCCGAGGTTCACCACCGCCTCAGTGAACCGCTTCAACGCCTCCACGCTCATCTGAATCGCAGTCTTGGCGAGGTTCACGAACGCAGTGGCCGCCTTCTTCGCGCCCTCCCACATCTGCCGCAGCGCCCACAGTGCAGCCTTGCCCAACTGCTTCAGGATGAACAGCGCGAGCTTCGCCTGCACGTACAACACCGCAAACTTCGCAGCCACTGCAGCAATCACGATGACCAGCGGCCAGAATGCCTTGACCGCCTGCAGTATCAGCGGCCCCAAGTTTCTGAAGAACGCGATGATGCGCGCCGTCGTCCGCGTCCCAAACGTCCTCTGAAACGCCTGCTCCCACTGACCAAAAGGACCCCCGCTCTGTTGGAAGCGTTCTTCGGCGCGGGCTTGGGCGCGGTGATAGCGTTCGTATGCGTTTTCTGCAGCACTTCGCCCGCCACGACCTCCGCCCGGCCCGCCGCCCCCCGTCGGCTCCAGCGTCACCGGAATCGTGACATCACCGTCAGGCACCTGGATATTAGCCTGCATATCAACCGTAACTGTTGTGCGGCGTTCGGGCATTAGACCTCTATCTCGCTTTCATCCTGACTGCTACCCTTGTCGCCCGACATCCGGCGGTTGATCGCGCTGATGAAGATATTCCACAGGTCAAGGTGGTGCTGACTCTGCTCCTGCAATGGCTTCCCGTCAGGAAACTGCAACGTCATCACCATCCAGGTCGCGTGCTTCCAGAACTTGCGAATGTACATTGCGAACGCGGCTTCGCGCGGCGTCTGTCTCGCATCCACCTTCTCGTCGCGCTTCTCCTCGACGACCGCCGCGCCCGCCTGTATCCGCTCCAGAAATGCGGCGTGTGCTTTGGCATCCGGCTTCGCGCTGCTGATGGTGATAGGCTCGCGCTTCGGCTGCTCCGCTGCCGCCTCCACCGCTGCTTCCGCCTCCGCAGTTGCAATCACTCCGTACCAGGGGTCAAGGACGCCCTCCCTCACGAAGTTTTCAGCAACTGCGGCTGCTCGTTTTTTAGGTCTTCAAAGTCCTCCTGAGGATCGGTGCCGCGACCCGCCAGATAGTCGAGGAAGCCCTCTACCCTGTCTGATAGGTCGGGGTTCCCCAGCATCTGCGTGTAGAACGCCCGATTGTCGCGGTCGGCAACGCTGCTCCCCTTGTCATACGTGCGGAAGCCCTCGGTGCCATTCGCTTCTTTCACCGGCATCCTGAAGTCGATTATCTGCGTCATGCACTTCGCGACAAACGCCTTGCTCGGGTTCACCGTCGCGCTGACCTGCATCTTCTCCGCATTGGCCCGCTTCTGCTGCCGGCGGCCCTTCCGGGTCTGCTGCTGCTGGTCGAAGTGGTACTGCGCCGACGCATTGAGAATATCGTCCTCGTCGAGCGCCGTACCCGTCGCCGTGATGAACATATCCGGCTTGAAGTCGTGCTCAGGGAACAGTAGCGTCTGCTCCTCCTGCGCCATAGACACGACCATGCTATCCGATACCTCGTCACGCACCTCTTCGTCTTCGTTGCCCGCTACGACTTCCTTGTCAGCCATCCTTCTGCGCCTCCTTGTTGGTCTCTTTTTGCACTGCATCAATGGTGTGTCTCACGCCTCGAAACGCCCGCTCGTAGCCGCCCAACGTCGGCAACTCCGCGAAAGCGGCCTCCGGGTCCTCCATCGCCGCGATCTTGTTCACTTGCTCCACACTCGCCACCATCCGCAGGCCGTAACCCTGCCCGCACAGCCTGACTATCTCGTCGAACTCAGCTTTGCGGTGCCGCCCTACTATATGCGAAAAGACGACGCGGCTGGTGTTCTTCACCAACTGCGCCGCCACTATTTCGAATCCGCACATGCCAAGTATCGCTGCGGTTTTCATATCTCTGATTTTCTCTATCTCTATCGTCTTGTCCTCAGTAGTCTCAGTAGCCATCATTCACGCCTCCTTAGAAACTCAACGCCCCCTTCTCTACACAGCGACTTCTTGGATTTCGCAGGCATCCTGCGTCCCGTCCAGAGACTCCAACGCCTGGAAGCTCACGCTCCCCCGTAGGATACCACTGTCCGGCGCGTTCAGCGGATTCTCCGTATAGACGATACGCTCCATATTGAAGGCGCACGCTGCTATACCAGCCCGCGTCATGGTCAGCTTGTACGCGCACTCCTCACCGCCCATGAACGCATCATAGAGGTCGCTGTTGGCGGAGATGCGGTCGAAGCTACCCGTCCACTGTGCCTTTGCTGCCGCGGGCAGGTCGTATGGATAGGTCGTGCCGTTGATGGTCCCCATATCACCGGGGGCCTCGTTCATGTTGCTGAACTCAAGGGAATGGTTCCGCGTGATGTTACTCGCGGCCAGGACTGCGCCGGGAATCCCGTAAGAGCCGCCCTCGGCAGTCTGCAGCCCCGCCTCGCTGTAGCGATATGGGCGCACGGTGAACAATGACTCATCCCCGTCCACGGAAGCCGCCGTCGGCTCCTTGATACCCGCGATGTTCAGGTCAAGCGAGACATAGTTGCTGCCGTAATCCACAGCAACTGTCCCGCCCATGACCTTGCAGTTCAGGTACGTCTCCTTCGTGTGGCCGAGGTCGCGAGTGATCGTCGCCCAGCGGCTCTCGTGGTAGTCGCCGGTGCGGCCCCATATCCAGGTGTTGAAGTCGCTCACCGCGACATAGCCCGGAATGCAAGGAATCCGCAGCGTCCCCTCCATGTACTCGCCGCCGGTCTCGTAGTGCTTTGGCCCGTAGTGACCGCCGCTGTACTGGAAGAATGTGTAGTTCTTGTTGTTCGTCAAGTCCGTGCCTTCCGGCAGCGGCAGCTTGTACGCGGTGCCATCGTCTGTGTCCTTCGCGCTTTGCAGCGCCACCGTCACGTTGCAATACTTGTGCGGAATGAATGCGTCCGCCATGTGAAGCCCCTCCTGTCAATATGCTCAGGCATTCAGTGTGGCATAGCCTGGGCGGTCTGGTATCGCCGTGATATTGATGGCATCTCCATTCGTGCCATTCGTCAGCGCCACTGAGGCGATGCTCTTGATGACACGCTGCACAAACGCCTGGTCGCTGTAGGTATGGTTCAGGTCGTCATCCAGCACGAGGCTCGTGTTCGCGTTGACGGTGCCAATCGCCAGAATCTCCGTCCAGCCATACCCGTCGGCTGTCTTGAGCCGCATGAAGGCGTTCTGTGCCGTCGTGAACGTCCCCGCGCACGCCGCCGTCAGCGTGATCGTCTTGCTCTCGTGGTTGATATTCTCGATGGTCGCTTCTTCATTGGCGGTGTCATCGTCGTGCAGGTAGACTACATCGCCAGGTATGAATGGGAGCGTGTCCTCTGCGGTGAACGAGGCTGCCCCATCGCAGTCCGCAGTCATCGCCACCGGCCACGTGCGGTCTTGTATCAGCACATGCTGCCCGGCTACCATCCCCGCCGTTGCACCCATCGGCACCGTGTCATTCCCGCTCGTTATCCCGTCACCGGTCACGTCGTTACTGGCAATTAGCACCTGGTCCCCACCGCTCATCGTGTTCGAGATCACTTCCGTCTCGGCACCCGTCGTATCATCCGAGTAGGTCGCGGTGTACGCCAAATCGAGGTCGCCGGCGCCGATGTCCCCCACCGCCTCTACCACCAGCGGCGCGAAGCTCATATCCGTGTCGAGCACATTGCTGTACACGTAAGTGGATGCAACGTCTTTCGTCGCCACACACAGGATCACTTCGGCCACGCAAGAGAGATACGTGCTGCTCAGGCTCGCGCTCTGCGCCCGCAACCATGCGTCGGTCAGGTTGGATGGCACGCGGTAGTGCCTGTCCGCGAACATCGTACTCATGCTGGCGAACGCACCTTGCCCCGTTCCCGTGCCACTGATATACCACTTCTGGATACTGGACATCAACCCGGCGAACTCGGTGAAGAAGGCGTTGTTGATAGCCGCCGCTGAGGTGTGCTTCAGCGCGTGCTCCATATCCGTGAGCCGTGTCAGCGAGCCTTCTGCGGCAAGCGTCGCATCCATCGACCGCATTATCTGCGTGCTGAAGTCCGCAGTCACAGCAAACTTGGGCCCATCGTCGATGAGGGCCTGCAACACCCCCGCCATGAGGTCCCACTGGTACATCGCCGTATAGTCGTCAATCTGGGCCATCGTCATTCACCCTCCTTCGCGGGTTCTGCTGCTGGTGGTGCCGGTGCCACTGGCTTCGCAGGTGCAGCAGGTGCGGCAACAGGCTTTGCCTTCGGCTTCGGCTTGACTGGCGCAACTGCCCTCGCCGCCGGCTCCCATACGTCCGCAGGATCGTTCAAGTATCGCAAATGTCCTGAGCGTTTAGCCATCTCACGTCACTCCTATCCGGTTCCAATCAATGTCGCCGTGCCCTGCAGCGAGTAGGCGTTGACTGTGATACGCACGATACCCGCCCGCATCATCGCCGAATCCTTGCCCCACGGCATGGACGGCTCATCGCTTCGCACCCTCACATTCACTGCTATGCCGGTGAGGCTAAACTTGTCCTGAAAGAGGGCCTTGATACTGCCCCGATAGTCGTTCATCTTCGTCAGCGTGTCGGCTTCCTTGCGGCCCTTGATATAGACCATCATGTCGAAAGCATAGTCCTCTTCGACCCAGCCCGCAAGCGGTGTAGCTCCGCCGCCCCGCATGGTCTCGTTTACGGTAGTCGAGCCGCTGTCGAAGATAAGCACTGCGGGGCATTGCGGGGCCCCCACCTCTTCGGGAGTCGAGTACCAGCGCGGCTTCTTCTCCTCGGAGTAGTTCTTCCACTCCGCATCGAGTGTCTCCTTGATAGCGTCTGCTATGGCGTTGGATACGGACATGATTAGTCCTAGTCTCTCGAGGTCCCCGTCACGTAGTCAACGAGCACATTCACGATGTCCCGCTCATCCGTGATCGTGATACCGAATGGCGGGCGGGCGGCCATCGGCGGCCACCTGCGTCCTACCGCATGTATTCCCCCGAGGTCGTGGCCTTCACCGCTATCTACCGGCAGATTCGAGCCAATCACCATAAAGCGCCGTTCGCGCCACTCGAAGTGGTCGCCCGACAAGCCACTCAACTGGTCGCGCATCCTGCTCGTCAGTTCCAGTATCGGATTCCCGGGGAAGTTTTCTTCTTTCCAGTCCTTGTAGCTCAGGCCCCCCAGCCATTTGCTCGGCTTCCTCGACAGCGCCTTCCACTTGCGGAACCCGCCACGCCGCCCTTCCTTCGCGAACCTGTCCGCAGTCGAAGCGAAGATGATGGCCCGCACCGCATCCCACGCCGGACTCACATCGTCAGCCCGCACCCGCATCTCATGCGCGTACTGCGCGAAGCCTCGCTGCGCTATCGCCGCCCTTGGTATTCTCAGTCGCCCTCGCATCCTCACCACGCCTCGCTTCCGCCTGGTACTTGAGTCCGAGTGAATAGCGGGTCCGGCACCGTGGAACTCTCCGCCTTGCCATCCGTCGGCACGTACTGCAACGGGCTAGTCGCATCCTCCGCGTCTGTCGGCGCACTGCGCCCCGTCGTCAGGGCCGTTATCTGTATCTCCGCCATCCGGTCGAGTTCGCCGGCCCACCAGGTACTCTCGTCATTCCCCTCCGCCGAATACGCCCAGCGCAGGTACATCGCCGCCGACTGCATCGCGCATACGTCCTTCACTT